CGCCTCTTCAACCGCCTGGGCTATGATCGCTTCTATCCGCATGCTCATCCGCAGAACCGCAAGGTACTGTTACGCTTGAGGAACTTTTGAATCGGGCTCTTAGCCACCTTGGTCCGACGACGGGTGGCGGTTTCCTTCACGGCAGCGCGGGTCGCGGTTTCGACAGCATCGACCGGCTTTGTGGTGGGGACTTCAACGGCTTCGGCTAGGCCGAATTTGATCCAGCGCTCGCCTTCGTCAGTGGTGACGATATCGCCGGGCTGATGGTTGGTGGTAGGGCCGACAAGGGCCGATTTCATGCGGACTTTCATGATGATATTTAGTCGCGCATGAAAAAGGGCGGCCCTTCCGGACCGCCCCAATTCTTGCCGCAAAGGCTGGTCGGCTTACGCCTGGACCAGCTTCTTAATTGCGCGGGGATCGGTGACAAGACCGTCGTAACGGCCGAAACCAAGGAAACCGACCTGATCCGAGGTAGCGAAGCGCTCGTCGAGACGCTTCACACCGAACGCCTTAACGTTGCGGACCACGTACTTCGAGAAATCGCCATTCAGAACGGAAGCCTTGCCCGTGGCAATCGCGTCCATGTCCTGGTTGATGTAGAAACGCTGGCCGAGGATCGTGCCCGGTTCACCAGCCACCATACCGGCCTGCCACAGCGGGCGACCTTCGGCGTCCTTCAGGAGACGGATTGCCTTCAGGGTGCTGTCGGCAAACATCCATGCAGCGTTAGCGCGATATGCGGGATCGACGGCATGCTGGAGCGCGACCAGGTCATCATACGAAATGGCGGTTGCAGCAGCCGAAGTGTGGCCGAGGCTGGCGCCGGTCACGATGCCCTGCGGCTGCGACACGCCAGTGCCCTTCGTGAACATTTCGTTGAGAATGCGACCGAGGGCTTCAGCCATCGAGTCACGCACAACGGCTTCCGGATTGATAGCAGCGTCCTGGAGCAGTTCGCTCGAAACACGAATCAGGCCCGAGGTGAATTTATATGCACCGAGGGACTTCTGGCCGAACTTGACTTCGGTTTCTTCAACCTCTTCGCCTTCGGCGATGATCGAACCCTTCAGCCCGGTGCCATCAAAAGTGGCAATCGGCAGGGGATTGCCGGACGCGGTAGTCAGGTACTTGACCGGGCCGCCATCGTTCATCGGACCAAATACCTGCATGGCCTTGATCAGTTCGGGATAGAAACCGGTCGGGACCAGGTAGGCGCCGGACTCGCCCGTTGCGATTCCCTGTGCGCGCAGTTCGCGTACGTCGATATCGCCACGCAGGTAGCTGCGGAACGTGTCTTCGGCGGTATCGCCCTTACGTTCCTCAACCTTGGTTGCCTCGATCGGCAGACGCTCGACGGCAGCTTCGTATGCGGCCTGACGGGCTTCGATCTTTTCGAGGCTAGCGGCGCGGGCTTCGAACGCATCAGCGTCATCAAGCATGCGCTGCGCTTCGGCCAGCTTTTCCGGGGTGTCGTTTTCCGCGATTACAATCGCGGCCTTGTTAGAAATCTCCAGCGCCTTTGCGCGAAGCTCAGTAGCATTCATTAAAGTATTCGCTCCAAGTCATGAAATGGGTGCGAATTATTTAGTCTCGCAGCTTCACTTCATGACTTTGGAGCAATGTTTACTTAATCAGGCGCCTCGTCAGCACGCGCTTCATCAATTCGGAGCGGATATTGTCATTCACCGCTTCCGGTTTTTCTTCTTCGACGGCTTCTTCGACCTTTGCTGCGCGCCAGGTTTCGAGCGAGCGCATGGCGGCCTCGGTGGCGGGGTATGCCGGGCTGATCACGAAGCTGACTTCGAACAATTCGACGGCGATCAGCGTCCGCTCGATCGTACCGTCATCCAGTTCGCGCCAACTGTCCTCACGGACGCGGAATCCAAAGCTCATGCGAAGGTCGCCATCGCGCAAAGCGTCCAACTGCATGGCGTTCATGCGAGCGGTATCCATGCTGAAAGCGAGGCCGTGCGCATCCTCCGACAGAATGAGCTTACCGGAGGCGGTCGAGCCGAGGGGCTGGTCGTCCTTATGCGCCCACAACGCGTAAACGTTCGTTTCACCAGCGGCGACCGCGCGAAGGGAGGCGGCGAAAGCGCCTGGCGAGATGCGCTCGACGAAACCGCCGAGATCATGGCTGTCGGAATTGAAAACGGCAGCGTAGCCGGTGGCCCGGCCTTCCTGATCGTCGGTCTTCGCGCGGATTTCGACATCGGCCAGCGCGAAATGGCGCGTTTCATTGGTGGCGGGGGTGGTCATTCTGCATCCTCGTTTTTTGTTTCGTCGGCCGGTTCGGCCTGATCGTCTGGTTCGGTGGTGGGGGCTGGCGCCGGGGCGGGTTCCGGTTCCTGAAGCTGGCGAGACAGCGGCACCGACGCGCCTTGGATGAACAATTCATTCCCACCTTCCTTGGCCGGAAGATTCTCGAACGCGCGCGCCTCGTTTGGTGTGTAAATCGCCGCGTTCACGGCCTTTTGCAGGCCTTCCATTCTCGCCGCGAAGTCCCCACGAAGGAGACCAGCCATCGAGAATTCGACGTAACCGGCGCTATTACGCGGGCCAAAAAGCTTCGCGTTCATTTCCTGCTCGATCGCCTTGATAAGCGGGGTCAAAGTCTGCTGCGCGAAACTGAGGTTCTGTTGCTCGACGTTCGAATAGGTGCCGCTTGAAAGGTCGTGCAGCACGGCCGGGGCAACGTTGAAAATCCGCGACGTTTCGGCCAGCATGAACTTGCGAAGTTCGATAAGCTGCGATTTGGCGGGATCGAGTCCAATGGGGTCAAGGCTGTGTCCGGTGGGGGGCAGAAGGATCGGAATCTTCGAGTGAGCGGACGCTTTCAGAGAATCATAGATGTTCTCCTGCGCTCGGGCGGCCGCTGCGGGCGATGGCGTTACGTTTTGTGCGTTCAGTGAGAGAAGCGGGACACCGCCATTCGCGAACAGCTTCGCGCTGTAGGCCTGCGCTGCGATCATTAGGGCGATAGCGTCGCGGTTTACTGTGATCGGATTGTAGTGATCGACTGCGTCCCCGGCCGGACAGTGAACGATATCGATCACGTTCGCTGCGTCATACGTCACGGGGCCGGTCGTCAGGGCATAGCGGTACTTCCGCACCACCTTGTTTCCGGAAAGGGTCTGTTCGACCGTCAGTTTCGAACCGTCGAGCGGGAACAAGCCGATGACGCGACCGGCGCCGTTTCGGGATATGAAAGCGGTGGCCCGGCCGGACAGCAAGAGCCTGGATACCAACCACTTGAGGAACTCTGTGGCCGTCTGGTGGGCGTTCGGCCGATCATGGACGACGTAATAAAGCGGGTTCTTCGCGTCCTTCTCGGAGCCATCTGCGGTGCGCCTGTACAGGTGCAGCGGAAGGGCGGCGATCGTGCCGGAAATGACGTTTACGGCCTGCCAAATCGACGTGACGCCTAGTGCCTTTGCCTCGGTCACCGTCTCGCCAGTGACGGCGCCGGGCGCGTTGAACATTTCCTGCCACGCGTTGGGATCGGTCAGAGAAACAGCCGGGTTTTCGAGGGAGCGCGTTTCCTTCGCTTCAAACAAATTGAACATGCCGGTATTTATCTATCGGTGATAGATCAGCGCGCTCGGATAGCAGATTAAAGCACCGGCATCCGATAGTTTGGGTCTTCCCACGGCGAAACAAAAGCCCCGATCGGCACTTCCGACGATTTCAAACCTAGCGCCATTGCTAGAGCAACTGCGCCGTCAATTTTGAATCGGGATTTTGACTTGTCGAGTTTGCGGTTACCAGCTTCATCTTTCTTCACAAGCGCGTTCATTACGCACATCGTTAGGATCGGATTACCGTCATGTTGAAGAGCGCCAGTCAGGATGGCCTCTTCGAACGCGGTGACAGACGGTGACATCGTCATATAGCCTTGCCGCCATGGAACCATGCGGAGTGTTCCCGGACCCGCATAAGTGTCCACGGCAACAAGGCCTTGCTCGTCGAGGTATTTAGGGAAGTCGCGGGCGCCCCAAGGGTCGTATGCGAGGCCGAGAACATCGTAATCTGTGCAGATTTCCACCAGCTTGGAAACGATCGAGGTCGCCGTGATCATCGCACCAGGCGCAGCGATGAGGGTTTCCGTCTTCGCGAACACGTCATATCGAACGCCGTCGCGCTTTGTGTGCTCTGCGATCACGTCTTCGGGTTTCCAGAACCAGGCTTTCACGCGGGCGTCCGTGCCCGCGCTGATCATCACCAGAGCCGTAAGGTCATCTCGCGCCGACATATCGAGCGCCAGGTAGACAGGTTCGCCCAGAGCGAAGGAATAATCCTTGCGGC